GCAGCCGTGGTGCGGACCTATCGTCAATTGAGGTTCACCTCAGAGGTACTCCTCCGCGATTTGGGAATGGATGAAAGACCATTCATCGCGGAGTCAAATTGCCTCTGCCATTGTGACTCTCTCGCTAAGGCCTGGAAAGGCTTTCTCGGGAATTTGAAAATTAAATGCGGGTCCCGGGGCCCTAGGCATGCGTTCGTAATAGACAGCTACAATAAAGGAACCCGTTCCTTGTTTGACTATAGCTGCGAACCATGCGATAAAAAGAAGGGGGATGCAGCCTGTTCCGAGTGGTGGGAACGAGTGTCTGCCCTTTCCGGGACCACACCACCGAGTGTCTTGAGAAACCTCAGGAAGTACGCGAGGTTCTTGTTGGGTGGCGGGTGTGCTGACGCGTCGACGGACGAGGAGCGTCAAGCGATGTTTTGGGAAGGAGAAACCGACATACCGGATGTCAAGGCGTGCTACGAGAAGAAAAGGAGTGAAGGAGGGACCCTATCGGCCCCATTGCGACGAGATGTCGCGGCAGGTCTCCTACGAGTTACTGCCGTGAAGTCCAAGTCGAAGTACAGAGTAGTCACCTGCCAGCCAGCTTTCGTCAAGAGAGCCCTGGACAAAGGGATGAAGTACTTTTACAACAGGATTTCACGGTTTTCGTGGCTTGTACGTGGAGATGTCCGCGCCGATCATTTCGAGGCTTTGGGGAAGGCGAAGGGGGAGGAACGATTTTACTCCGGTGACTTTTCGGCGTCGACAGATTACCTCAACCGGGATGCGGTTTTGGAGGTAGTGGCGGCGATGTGTGAATTGTTGGATGAACAGACTGCTGACGTTCTGATGCGGTCGTTCAAAGATTTGGAGTGCGAAGGGCGGGGGGCAATAAGACGCGGAAGTATGATGGGCTCGAAGTGCTCATTCGTGGTATTATGCATCATAAATGCATTCGTGGTGGACAACGCCTTGGGCAACGTCGACGAGAGAGGATTCGTCCGCTTTCGCAGACACAAGCTCATCAACGGCGATGACAGTGCGTTTGTAGGAACCACGAGTGAGTTCGAGCTTTGGCAGAAATATTCCGCGTGGGTCGGATTTCGTGTAAACCTGGATAAGACGATGTGCAACCGTCGCTTTGTTGAGATTAACTCGCAGGTTTATGACGCGAATCGACTTCGCTTGATACCAAAGCCCTCGTTTGGTTTCCTCCGGGGAACCGAGCGGGGTGTTACGGGCGAAGGAGAGGAGTGGGTAGACGACCCATGGGACGCACTCTTTAGGACAATTACATCCGGCATTAAG